CCGGCCTTCAATGGCGTGAGTGGTGGAAATGATCATGGAATGTCTTCCCTATATGGATGAATAAATCCGCGATTGTAATAGCTCAAAGCGGAGTTCAAGCCGAAGCCAATAAAATCCAGACGCCAGAAACCACAAAACCCCTGACTTCTTTCGAAATCAGGGGTTTTGTGTACTGAATATGGCGGTGAAGGAGAGATTCGAAACTACCCGTTTGCGGTTTTTTGAGCATACCCCCCCGGTTTATAAGGGCTGCAGAGGAGCGAGTTTTTTAATCTCAGTCCCATGTCAGTCCCATGGGTTTTGCGCACCAGGTTGCAGAACACGGACGCGAAGGCCGTTTCGACGTTTCATGTTGACCCATGGGAAAAAGGTAATTTTGGTAATGCGGCATGAGGCAAGCTCTGGAAGCCTTGAAAATCGTGGCGTAGAGAGAAGTACGCAGAGGTAATAATTTGGTAAGTATGAGGTTAGAAAATTACCTTTCCTATGAGTAATCCCTTATAGCCCTCAAACCCAGTAAAACCGGGCATTTCAGAAATTATTACCCTAACTCTTACCTAAAATTACCTCTTGAGGTAATGAGTGAAAGCCAGGCACGACAAGGGCTGTAGCGCGTTTCCACACCTCGCTTACCAAAATTACCTTTTCCCCAGCCCACGTCTGAAAAATGGCCAAGACGACGTCCCTTTTCCGCGTTTTTCACATCATGCAAATTGGCACTGGTCGCAAGTAAATCCTTGGTGACGCTGTGCAATACCAGAGAATGCCGGAGAGCCAAGCAGGCTGGGCCTTTCAGCCGTTTTTCAAGCGGACTGGGCGGTGTCGGATTTCCTGCAGGGGCGACCAGTTCTGAAAACGAAAACATCCTGTGCAGTAGGTTTTTCAGGTCGTAGCCCCTGCACGCCGGGCGTTTCACTCCCTTGGCCAACTCGTCGACGCGTCGTAACGCAGTGCAACAGCCTTGCTCTTTTTTGCAAAACCTTGCACTGCGTGCAATCGCTTCAACTCCACCAGCCCCCGCAGCAGGCCTGGGCAGAGCAGGTGTTTGCACCGCTCTGACCTTTGCACAAAAAAGGGACGCAAAGCCCGTCGGCGGGAGGGGGATAAGTGCTTTTTCTTATCTTTTTTTAATGGCCGACTTTTTTTCACAAAGCGGTATGTGACGAAGAGGACAAAATGATGGGGCCTTCCACATGATCCTAGATGGCTGTCTTAGCGCCTAAGCCCACCCTGCCTTGCTTACGAACCTCTCCCCATTTAAGCTACAAGCCTTCACCACAATTTTTAGGTGTTACTAGTGATCAGAACGATCGAAATTCAAAACTTTAAATCGATCGAAAATATTAAGCTTGATCTAGGTCGAGTTAACGTTTTTATTGGTGAAAACGGAGCAGGAAAAAGCAACCTACTTGAAGCAATAGCTTTAGTTGGTGCTGCAAACGCAGGAAAGCTAGATAACGAATTCTTGATTTCAAGAGGAATTCGAGTAACTCAGCCTCAATTAATGCGCCCTCAATTTTCAGGCTTTTCCGACACCGCACCAATTGAAATAAATATTGACAGCGATGGATTTGAAAGAATTCACTACAGCATACAGAATGACAACCTTCCTTATTCCACCTGGAACTACGAATATACAAAAGGCGGCCTAAGCGAGGCGATGTTTGGCAGTTCAAAGCTTAAGAAATTCATGACTGCCAGCAAAGAAAATTCTCGAAAAGTTCGCGAATCGATGAATGCCTTTATTGAAAGCGTGACAAGTGATGTACACGCGATCACCACTGGCAAAACTAAAAGCATCAACAAGAAGACAAATTTCTTGTCTGAGCTGATCAAGTCTTTCGATGAAGAATTTTTCTCCACCCCAAAACAGTTGAGCAACTTTGTAATTTACTCACCTGAAAACACTGCACTTCGCACATTTGAAAAGGAAGGGCAAGTTGAACCACTAGGAGTAAATGGCGAAGGGCTTTTTAAATTACTCTCTGTACTATCCTCTGTAGATAATGGCGAAACCATTTCCAGAATAAACAAATGCTTGAAAGTCCTCGGATGGTTTGATGGTTTCGCAGTAAGGCAAGAGACTTCACAATCATCTCTTGGGATTGATATTTATGACAGATATTTAAAAACCGACAAAGCTATTTTGGACCATAGAAGTGCCAATGAAGGGTTTCTATTTTTAGTTTTCTACTTCGCTCTATTCTCCACAGATTTAACCCCTGACTTCTTTGCAATAGATAACATCGATGCATCGCTAAACCCGAAACTATGCTCTCAACTGATGAAAGAGCTATCAAAACTTTCCGTTGAGTCAAACAAGCAAGCTTTGTTTACGACACACAATCCAGCTGTTTTAGATGGACTAAATCTGGACGATGACGACCAACGGCTGTTTGTTGTGAGCCGAAGCACCAAAGGACAAACCAGAGTCAAAAGAATAATGAAAGAGGCCGGAAAAGAACTAAAACTTTCAGAAATGTTCATGCGAGGCGTACTAGGCGGATTACCAAAGGGATTTTAGGCATGGCAAGCTTTGCACTTGTTACCGAAGGAATTACTGATCAAGTTGTTATAGAAAGAATCATTTCAACCATTATTGAAGACGGATTGGATGAAGAAGTTGAAGTAAACATACTTCAGCCTCTTCGCGACGCGACGGATGAGGCGCGGCAAGAAAATGGAGTTTTCGGGGGCTGGGAAAAGGTCCTAGAGTTCTGCTCTAGCTCCGAACTTCTAAGCCAAGCACTTTCATTTAATCAGTACCTCGTCATCCAGCTCGACACAGACTGTTGTGAACATCCAAATTTCGGACTTTCTTATCATAAAGATGGAGTTGAGCTCGAACCACTCGATCTAATCGAAGATGTAAAAAACATCATTCATTCAAAATTTTCTCATGAATTCATCGAGACATACAAAGATCGAATTGTATTTGCTATCGCTGTACACTCGACCGAGTGCTGGTTCATGCCATTTTACTCAACGCAAGCCAAAAATAAATCTCGAACTAAATCTTGCGAAGCAAATCTACAATTGAATTTAGCAAAAAAAGATATTCACTTTGAAAAAACCTACAACTGCTACAACAAGCTTAGTAACTGCTTCAATAAGCTCAAAGACATCGAAAAAAATCGCGCATTAAACATTAGCCTAAATCACTTCATAGAGTCTTTGAAAAAACTTGCACCATTTGATGTCACAACTTCCACAGCAGTGTAGTACCGGAATAATTCTGGGTGTCTGAGAAGACACCCATGCTTGCGAAAATCATCACTTCAAGCACACTTGCAAAATCACAAAAAATAACAAACCACGAAAACACCTATAGAGTTACAGCCCTCAACTTAACTAACAGCCTCCCAGACTCTTCAAAACCCTTAAGAAAAACGTCGGCATTACTTGGTTCAGAGCCGGCACTATGGAAATGATTTGCAATATCAACATTCATCTCCCCTATCAGACTGATCAATTCGCAAAGTAGTTCTAGGACATTAAGATCATCGGATCCTAACCAAGTTTTTGGAGAGCAAAAACTTTGGCTTATATCAGCCACCCCTTTACGTACACCATTAATACTCTCATGCATATCACCTCCAACTGAGTTCTTAAACCTCCGCCCCACCACTAGGTTCCAATCTCTTCCTGTAGCCTGATGCAAATCATCCACAGCCACGAAGCTCGCCGATCCGCCCGAAAGTAGCTTCAGCGCGCCCAGCGCCTCGATCTTTTTCACCCCCCCCACCGTCTCGGTCGAGTGGTCATCGACAGCCCGCGTGTGGCTCTGGAACTGCTCGCGGTTGTCCAAGGCTTCAACCTCACGCTCGATCGCGTGATCCCGGATCTTGCCATCGGTCTGGCGTAACCAGTTGCCGTCCGCGTCGACGCGTTGCTGTGCCGTGCCGCTGTGCTGCCACACCTGGTCACCTTTCGGCACCTTCGGCATGCTTAGACCGTGCGGCAAGATCGATTGAATGTAGGGCTTGTTCGGCAGGCCGTAGGCAAAGCACACCACCACGCGCGTGCCTTCCTCCGGAAAGGCGTAAATGCCCATCTCTTCGCCGCCCGTGGGCAGTGGCAGCGGGACGCCGGTCAGCGGCGGGATGGCCGGATCCGGCTCATCGTCTGGCCCAAGAACAACGATGTCCACCGCATAGCGTGGACGAAAGTCGTCGCAGATCCCCGCGTCCGCCGGGGCGTCGGCCACGGCAGTGACGCGGGCGAAGCGTGGCAGGTGGTAACCGCCGGTGAGTTCGGGAAATTGGCGCTCTACAGCGCGGCGGATTGCGTCTTCCATCGGATTGCCATCTGGTCATTGGCGAGTGCCACACTGGTGACAAGCTCGCCGGCGTTGATCGTTGCACCCGGACGCAGGCCAGGAAGGGCCGCGACCATTGCGCTCTGGTTGCCCTGGTAGCCGTCGAACAGCTCCGTGGGGATTTGAAGCGGCGCCCGGGCGCCAAAAAAGCCGTCGGCCCAGCTGCCGGCGAACACTTCGCCGCTGCCCAACTGGTGCCAGGTGAAGTCGGGAATACTGAACACTCGGGCCAGGCTATCCATGGCCTGGTATCCGGCAGCAAGGCTGTAGAAGTACGGTGCCTTCACGCCAGCGTAAGGCCGATCGGGAACGCGAAAGCGCAGGCCTGTCTGCTCGCTGATGGCCGCCAGCACAGAGCGCAGATCGACGTGACGCAAGTTCAGCGGCAACGGGTTGGCCAGCACAGCAGCCAGCTCACGGCAGAACAGCACCTGCTCTTTGGCATTGGCGGCGGTGCAACGCTCGACGTAGCCAATGAAGTGGCGCTGCAGCGTGCGGTCGTTGTAGCCGATATCCAGCGTCACCAGCCCTTTCAGCGGCACAGGGGATTGAACGGTGAAGTTCGCCCGGCCAGGGCTGGTAGCGTCCAGCCTGACGTCTTCCTTGATCAGCCGGATCGGAGCGCCATTGATGGCCAATACCTTGTGCAGCTTCACGTCTGCTCACTCCCAAGCCACTTATCCACACGGCCCAGAACTTTTTCAAAGCCGCTCAGCGCGGGGTTGTCGCTGGTTGCGTCACCGGCGGCGCCTTCGCCGACCGCACTGCCCGGGGCGCCTTGAGCGTCGACCTTGTTGCCGGCGCGCCGGCCTTCGACTTTCTCCGGGTTCGATTCGCGCTCGCTCAGTGTGAACTGCACCAGCCAGGCTTTCAGGGTGTCGGCTTCCCGCGCACTGACGCCGTCGGAGAACTCAACCTGACGCACACCGAAGGTTTCGGCCGTGTCGTTCACGATCCGATATAGATGCAACTGACCGCCGCCGGCGGTGGCTTCAGCCATGCGCAACAGATCCGTCAGCTGGGTTTTATCCACAAAGGGAATCATCAGTGAGACGGCCAGTGTCTTGGGCTTGAAGCCCTTGTGCGCCTTGTCGGTGTTGCTGGTCTGGCCGGACATATCGCCGCTTTCGATTCGCAGGTTGGCCGTGACTTTGAGGTTCTTGCCCTGGACTTATTGCCCGTCGAGTAGCAGCGTCATAGGCCCACCAGTTCCTGGACGAAACTCAGCCCTTCTTTGCTGCCGACCAACAGAAGGCCGGCGCACTGAATCCATTCGTGACCCGGGGCGTCGCCGGCCAACAGTTCGCGGCGTAGTTCGCCGGCAGTGCCCGGGCCGATCAACCGCGCGCGCATGCTGACGTCAGGGTTTCCCCCAGTCAGCAGCTCTTTCAGATCAGCCAATTGCTTATCCCGTCCCAGCTGCTGGGCGCTCTTGCGCGCTGCCAGCGCTGCCAGATCGGCCAACGGCGAACTGTCGGCGGCGTAGCCTTCCAGCACGGCTATCTGCCCCGCCATCGACTGTTTGGCGGCTTTGACCACGGTGCAACGTTCCAGCGGCAAACCTTGCCAGCGCGGCAACGGTCCGGCGCCGGGAATCTCCCACTTTTCGCTCTCCAGTTTCAGCAGGTGTTGCGCCCGGCGCTCGGTGCGCACCAGGTCAGGGATGGGCAGCAGTGCATTGAATCGCGCCAGGCTGCTGGCCAGCTGTTCCAGGCGCGTGCCCAGGAACAGGATCGACAGCGCGTATTGCGGCCCGGTGGGGCGTCCGCTGTCGCTGGCGTCTTCCAGTTTTTTGGCGAGATGTTCCAGCGCGTTGGGCGCTGACAGAAAGCGCTGATAGCCCGCGCCCTGGCCAACGCCGCTTTGAAATGGCGTCACCACCAGGCACGCCGGAACCTGACCCATCTGCTCGGCCAGCGCTAAACGTCCGGACGCGATCGCACTTTGGGCGGCGTCACCGACTGGCCCCGGGTTG